GTGCAGGATTCATACCCTGGGACTCTTCAGATATAGTACCACCTGCTTCTAAATTGTCCATCATATTCTGCATAACTTCAGCGCCTTTGTCTATATCGCCTTGTCCTGCAGATCTTACAGCATCAGCTGTAAATACAAATTCGTTTTTAGATAATCTTGCAGGTACATCGTCAGCTCTTTCCTCAGCTCCTAGTGGTACAAAACCACCTTCTCTATAATCTTTTTCTAGACCTCCTAGGTCCATGATACCACCTTCTGCTTTACCTATTCTACCACCATAAGCTTTTTGCTCTATGTTCATGTTTAACATATCTATAATATTTGATACTGAACCTGAGTCAGCTCCTGTAACACTAGATATTGTATCAATATCTGAACCTTTTTTATTCATCTCTATTATCATCTCAATTACATCTGGTTCTAAATCAATTCCATAACCTTTTTTTGTCATAATTTCATTTATTTTCTCTTGGTCACCACCTAAAAAAGCAGAAGTTGATCCACTAAATATTTGGTTTACTGCACTGGGAAAAGATTTTATTACATCTAAAATTGAAGGGCTATCTCCTGCATAACCAGGTCTTGAACCATCACCACTGGGACCTACCAATTGTCCACCAGCGTAACCAGGTCTTAAACTAGCTAGTCCACCATCAGCAGCGTAAAAAGATCTTTGTACAGCTGACTTAGGAGGCATAAAATATAATGCAGAGTTTGTTGGATCTGAATAATATGCTTTAGCTTTATCTCTAACACCCTCTATTAATGGTAGTGGGTCACCAAATGGTATACTGTCATCTTCTTCTTCTTCTTGACCACCCATTAAAAATGGAGCTGCAATTGCTGTAGCACCTAGTCCACCCAGCAACATTTTTCCCATACTAAATTTAGAGCCTGTTCCTAAACTTGGATCATGTCTAAACATATTTCCAAGACCACCTAAAAAACCTTCACCACTTTTAAGTTTTCCTAGTAAACCACTTCCTGTTCCCCTTAAAAATCCTGCACCTTTTAAACCTGAGAAAGGACCCAGTCCTCCAGCATACATACCAAGACCACCTAATATAGCCATCTTACCTAATGGTGATTTAACAACTTTTTTAACAGCACGTTTGGCTTTCTTAACAAGTTTACCTAAGAAGTAACGTTGTCTTGGCTCTTCTAGTGTCATAATACCACCGCCAGCTCTAAGTTGTCTTTCCATATCCATTCTTGAAATTGCCATAATTTTACCTTTTTATCGTCTTTTTCCTATATAATCAATCATATATATCTACAAGATCGGCTAGTCCACCGTTCATATAATAAACCCTACCACCATCAGCTAGACCATATCCAAATCCATCTTTAGCTCCTGTTGACGCTGAACTACTATAACTAGCTCCGCCACCACCACCTTGATAACCACCGCCACTACCCGTATTTTCAAACCCACCTTCAGCACCATGATAACCACCATCATAAGACCCGCCAGCTGCTTCTACATTATTTGGAACTCCATCACCATCATGGTCTTGATTAGGGTTATTGTTTGGTGGAGGTGTTTGTCCACCTCCTGTTTTTTTCTGAGAGTCTGCTATTTCCTTATCAAACTCTTGTTGTTTTATCTGTTTCTGCCTAAAATTATATTTTGCTCTCATCATTTTAGTCATTTTATTTGCTTTAGCTGCAGCCTCTTCATCCTCACTTTCAAACATTCCTGTTTCAGGATTAAATGTTGCACCATATTTTTCAGATAATCTTCCTGATAAACTATCACCAAGACCACTAAAATCATCTCTAACTTTTTCTGCATAGTTACCAAATGCAGATCTAACATTGACACCAAAAGGATCTACATATCCTCCTCCAGTATTTTCACCAAATACTGTTGGACCTCTATAACCCATACTTTGTTTTATAAACTGTTGATCTAATGCAGGCAGTGTATTAAACTTATCCATTGATCCTAGTAACATGCTTATAGGACCAATACCCCCTACTTTACCTACTAAATCTTGAATACCACCTGTAACATTTCCTAAAGTATTTTGAATTTTACCTGCCGTAGTTAGCTCCAAAGGAACATTTCTTGATGCTATAATATTTTCTATGCTAGCAGCTGGATCCTCCATATCCATTGGTTGATTGTATGGTGTAAAAGGCCCAATCTGATCTACTTGTTTGTAACTTGGAAAACCCATAAAAGTTTTATCAAGTTTACTTTGATATAAATCATTAACCAATGGTGTTGGTTGTCTATTAGCGTATGCATCAAAACCAGCTTTTGCAAAACTATCGTAATTTATATCACCAGCTTGTAGAGCCCCACCACTTTGTGATTGATATATAGAAGGTAAACCTGCAGGAGGAGCTGGAGTAGTATTACTTGGTGTATTTAAATTAAAAGGAACAGATCTAAATCTTTCTTGTGGTATAAAAAAATTACCAGCATTATATATGTCTTGGTCTGTTTGATTATAAAACGACGGTGGTAGCATTACTCTTGGTTCTCCAAATAAATCTAAAATATTAAGCAGGTACAGATGTCCTGAAATATCACACTTTATTTGATTTTTTTATCAACGTCAACACGTTTTAAAGCTTCTAATTGATCATAGAATCTGCCACAATACTGATGCTCTCCAACATGTGTAATGTAGTCTAGTGCGTAAATATACACTTTACCACCCATATCTGTCCATCTTTGACAGAAACCAAAGTCTTCACCAAAATATCGTTTAGTCTCTACGTCGTGTAATGTATCGAACAAATTATAAAAATTTTCTTTTGCTGTTTCTTTGCCATTAACTATGGTAGGTTGATATATCTTTAGTTCAGGGTGATGTTCTATCATTTTTTCTATTACTTTTCTTTTAATTAACATACATCCAGTAGGAGCATGACTAACTTCTATGACCCCATGATCTGATCTAATTTCTTCTTTATTATCTAGTTTAAGTGGAAAAAAGTAACCTGCTCTTAACAAATCATCTTTTGTTTCTACTAGATCTGTTTGGTGTAATTTTGCCCACATCCTATCTGTATCAATCATTTTCATTGGATAAGGACAAGAGATAACGTCTTTATCAGCACCCATCATTTTAAATATTGTATTTGCTTCAAAATCTATGTCTGAATCAATAAATAATAAATAATCATAATTATCTGAATGATTAATAAATTCTGCTGCACATAAGTTTCTACCCTGAGTAACTAAAGATGATTTTAATAAAGTAAAACTAACTAATATACCTTGTTTCATACACTCCATTTGAAATTTTAAAACAGCTTGTGTGTAGTGCATTGAAACATCACTATGACATGGAGTACATACCATTATTTTAGCCTTTGGTTCTTGCCCTATGTTTATATCTATGGTTTCTGTTTTTACTTTTTTCTCTTTTATTGTTTGATAAGTATCTTGATTAAACCAAATGGGTTTATTATTTTGCATTTATTGCTCCTTGTAAAAAAGTAGTCCAGTTTATAGACCTAATACTCCAATCATAAAATTTATTAACATAATCTTTTTGCATTTCTAAGTGGTCCCTGATCCCCGTGCTATGAAGCGTGTCTGCTGCAACCTCTATACTTTTTGCAAACTTCCTAGCTAGACTTTTGTAGTCACTTGAGTAAGGTACATACACTGGAAACTCTGCTCCCGTTTCATATATAGCCCCATAGTTTGTTGTAATACAATACAGACCTGCAGACATAGATTCTAACAATGATATACAAGATGTTTCTTCCCAAATACTAGGGTACACAAACATTCTATAATCTTTTAAATGTTCTTTGATGTATTCGTTTGGTTTATATCCAATGTAGTTAACATTAGGTAGTTGTTTTGCTTGATCGTATAACTCATGATAATAATGATCATTGTGGTCGTGAAAAGATTTACCATATACTTCACAAGAAGAGTAGACGTCTAAACTAACTAGTGGGTTTTTAACAAGCTGCATAGCACCTAACAATACAGATAGTCCTCTCCAGGGTGTGCAGTGATGAACAATTTTTATTGGGTTATCTTTTTTATATACAGTTGATACAGGTTCTACATTTTCAACAGCGTTTTTAATTACAACACATTTTTCTCGAGGCAAATTAAATTGTTTAGTAAATTGTTCGAAGTTCCAATTAGAATTAAATACATACCAATCATATTTTTTATGATTAGATTTATCTTTAAACCACGGGTTTAAATTAGGTTGGTCCCAAGAATTTTTTTGCCAAAGTATATTTACTTTAGTTGGATGTAGTTTAATTTTTTCTGGAACTGATGTACAAATTTGAACTTGATCTAATAATTTAGAATCAACGTGATTTCTTAAATATTCAAATTGAAGTTCTGTTCCGCCCCTAGGACTTTGATTTGTCATTATTTTGATTCATAACTTTCTGTAAAACGTTTAGTCCTTTCGGTGATACCTGTACTGTTAAATCTTGAGCAATATGCTCTGCAACTGTTTCAGTATTAGGATCAGCTATATCGGCTTCTTTCTCTGCTTCGTCTTTATATATTTTATTTGTTCTAGTATTTCTTAATACTATTGTAGTTGTACAATCAATTTTTAATAAATCATCTGACATTATTATCCATTCTCCTGTGATCTGTCTATTAAAGCATAACTTACAGCACCTGTTACTTTATTTGCTGCATCTGCTTGTATTTTTATAACATCTCCTGCTTCTAAATTCAAGGTATTTACAATCATATTTGTCATACTCTTATTAAGAACTGCGTGACCTATTTCTACATCACTGCCGCCAGATTTTTTTAAATAAAAATCTGTATTTACATTAGACGCATCTTTATTACTAGCTTGCACAGTTTTTACAATTGCTATTGCAGAAGTTGATATTGTTAGGACTGTAGTTAAATTAGTATCCGTTAAATCAAATACTTCACTTTTATATTGTATAGTCATGATAAAAAATAATTATATGTATCTTGTTCTTCTTTCAACTCTTTTTGATATGAAAAATTTAATTCATTTTTAATTGAGTCTACTGATTGTAGAATTTGTCTTTGGTTTTCTACACTATATTCGCTTTTTGGTTCTGGTATATATGCTGATATTTTTGCCATTATCTTCTTCCATCTGGTTTTATATCTACACGTAAAGTTCCATAACGCCAAGTTTCACCTACAGCATCATTTTCTATTTTAATTGCAAGTAGTCTCCCTCTAGCACGTGTATCAATTTTATCTGTAGATGATGATATTGTAAATGGCCCAAGCGGTGAGCTTGATGCTGTATCGCTTGGATAATTATTTAACAATAAAGTTATTTTTGAATTACCACTTAATACTTTAAAGTCTGGTATAAATCGTTTTACAGACATAATAAATTCTCCATCACCTCTTAAATCACCCATATTTGTTAACACACCTTGTCCAGCTGTAATATCAAAATCACCAGATTGAATAAATGCATCAATAGATGTTGTGACTCCTGTTTTTATTTGATCAGTTCCTTTTTCATGTTCATAATAAACTGTTGCTCCAAACGTATTTGTAATTCCTTGTATGGGAAAATTAGGGGTATCTGTTTTGTAATATTCTGTTGCATAAGGTAATTCAAAAACACCTTGATCTAAATAAGTAGTTCTAGCTAGTGATGAAGTTGTCCAAATATTTTCTCCATAGTTATACGTAACACACCTATCTATTTGAGAAGATGTAGCAGAAGGATAGAACCAATTAATTTCATTGTATAATGAATTATGCTCTGCATAAACTAATTCATTTGAACTATAATTAACCCCTAAATTATCTCCTGATGTAGTAAATACAAAATCTTCTACAGGACATGGAAGCATTTTAACAGTACCATCGTACATAAAAAATCCACCTTCACCCGACATCCAAAAAACAATACCATTAGAATAACTAAGTGCATTTTGACCCATCAATCCACAGTTTGTACCCACCTGTCTTACTGAAAAAGTAAATGGTGCTCCAACAAATTGAATTACATATGCAGACGTGTCTGTTAAAACTAGTGTATAGTCTTTACCTGATACTGCTCCTATAATTACATTACCTTGGTCTAATCTAAATGTTCCGGCAGTATTAATTGCTGTCGGTTGATATACACTAAAATTTTCTTGATCACTAAATCTTATAAACATCGGATCTTGTGTTGTCGTATCACCAACAGTTGTTTCAGTTCCAAAATGAAACACGTGTCTATCTCGATCCGATACTTGGGTAAGCCTTGATCTAGTAGGAGCGCCAGACATAACTGTAGCTCTAGTTGATCTAGCTGAAGCCGCCCCTGCGTTCCATGTAAATGTCTTACCGTTGTGAATAGTTGCAACAAGTATTTGGCCAAAATTATCCAAACTCCAGAGACCTGGATCTAAAGTTACAGCACTAGTTGCACTTGCTGTTCCCCATGTGCTTGCGCCCCATGTGCTTGTACCCCAACCTAAACCCGCAGTTTCAAAAGTTGGTCCAACTATTTCATAAGGATTAACTGTAGCTGATCCCGTAGCAGAACTAGCCCCTGCTGAGTTTGTTGGCATTGTAATTTGAAAAGTATTGGCTGTTTTGTTTAATACTTCAAAAGTATTACCTGTAAAATCTGCTATCGCATAACCTGAACTTGTTGGAACTGTTACTGAACTAAATGTTATGTATCTTCCGTCTAGTAATCCGTGAGAAGTTTTATTAACTGTTACTGTAGGAGATCCAGATGTAACAGTAAAAGTACAGCTAGTAATAGCACCATCAGGATCTAAAGGACTAATGTCAAAAAATTCATCATCGTAAAATAAAAACAAACCTTGTGAGGTTCCTATTGCCGTGTATTTTTCACCAGCAATACTAATAAAAGAATGTTGTGCTCTTGCAACACCTGGTAAAGTATTATTAGACGTTGTAAGCTGTGACCAACCACCTATTTTTTCAGGTAATCCATATCTAAATCTAACGAAATCGCCATCAACCCATTGTGATTCTCCACCGGAATCAGTGACCATTTTATTAAAACCAGGTTTAAAATTAAGTTTTTGTAGCATAGAATATGGTATTATATATAATAATTGCTGTAAATCTATATTTATTATATGCAGTTTATATCAAAAGAGATCACTACTCTAGGTTTTTTTAAAAGATTAGGTTTTACGTAATGTAATAAAAAAGCTGGAAAAATAACTAAAGTTCCTTCTTTGCATTCTATTTCGGTAAGTTTGGTATTACCTGTTATTTCACTTTGATAAGGACATATAAAAGTAGTTGAATCTTGTTTAGGATCTAAGTTTAAATATATAATACCAGTATACATAACTCTACCATGTTGGTGAGCAACTTGATAATCGTTTTTATCATACTTAACTGCCCATGCATCTAACATAGATATCTCTTTAAAACCTGTTTCTTCACAGAATTTTTTAAAATCTTCATGTAATATGTTCATTAATTCATTGGAAAAACTAGAAGTA